CCGCTTGTTGCCTTGATGCCGGCAGCAAGCGGGTTTCTTTTTACAAATTCTGAATCAGCCAATCTTGAATTTCATCCGTCACCACAAATTTTATTTTGTGTAGATAGCCTTGAATTACATATTCCCCAGTTAGTGGAATATGTAATTTGATATCGACATATCCTCGGGGCTCGGATTGCTGAAGAATGATCGCCTCTTCGATGCAGAACAGGGACATATTTTTTTCCCCATAAAGCCAAATACCGTTTTCGCTAAAAATAGCTTGCCAAGAATCCCTTTTGCAACGTTCATACTCGGGCTGTTTTATTTTTGCCAATTCTGTACTCCTTAATTGCGTTTAAAAGGGATGCTTGAGAGGCATCTTTGCTTTCTAGTCGTTTCATCACCGCTTCGTCAACGGTTTGCGAAGCAATAAGTTGATGAATACGAACTTGTTTTCCAACCACACCCTGACGGTAAATTCTTGCGTTTAATTGGGCTACCACTTCAGGTTGATCGGACAACCCAAACCAGCAAATATCCGAACCCGCTTCTTGGAAACCGTCGATCCCATGAGACATAGCTTGACATTGGCAAGCCAAAATGCCTTCGTTTCCGTCTTTCCATTTAGCAATGATGTTCTGCAATTCTTTTGCTGAAGTCTTGCCGTTGATCGCCCGAATCTTGGGAAAGCGTTCACGGATTCGCAAAAGGTCGTGGTCGAATAGATAGGCAACCAAAAGTTGCTTGCCGTTTAGTTCCTCGTATAAATCCTCTAAGGCATCCACTTTCGCTTGATGAACGTAAACCGTATCGCGTTCCCCAAAGAATTCATCGTAAACATAAGCCCCTCCGTTAGCGATTTGCCGGCATAAGTTGTATTTGGCCCCTGCCGTAGTTGCTGCAAGAGGTTTTGTGTCATCGAGGACTTCAATCTCAGCGAACAACTCCTTTTCCATATCGTCATAAATCTTTTTTGCCTTGTCGGGTAGCTCGATGGGGATTGTGTTGTAGACCAACTCGGGCATGTTTAAATGATCCCTTGCCGCAAGATAAAGGCATTGTGGAGCTATTTTATCCTTCAGCGTTTCCACCATATCCTTGCGAATCTCCCAAGCCCTACCCTCAAATCCAGCTTGTTGGCAGAATTGGGCTCGAAACTTCGTAATGCTAGTACCCAAGCACTCACCAAGATCGATCAAAAAATGCTGTGGGAACAGATCGCTTAAAGAGTTGGGGGCCGGCGTACCGGTCAAAATGATTCGATGAAATGCCCGCTTTACCAAGCTTCGTAAATGCTTAGTTCGCTTCGCACCCCATGATTTAAACTTGGTACTTTCATCCACAATGATAAGATCAAAAAACTCATTGGGGAAATCATTATCGAGCCAACAAACACCGTCTGAAGTCACCATGACAATATCGACGTTTTTGTTAAGCAATTCTTTCCGTTTGTTTTTGTCGCTTGTGTGAACTAGCACACACGACAAATCAAACCCCCATTTTTGGATTTCCTGTTTCCAAACAGATTGGGCAACGCGTAATGGAGCTATGATTAGCACCTTTTCGCAATACCCAATTAGTTTTGCCGCTTCGATAATGCTTAGAGAAATCGCCGTTTTCCCAAGCCCCGGTTCAAGAAACAATGCACTCCCCGGCAAGTTTTTTGCCATGCGGTCTAAGCAATTATCAATTGCTAGTTTTTGGTAACTGTGTGGTTTGAATCGCATGAATAGCTTCTTCTTTGCTTCTGCAAACGTAAATGTGATGCCCCAACTTTTTCAATTTTTCGAAAACCAATTTTTGATGCCCGGAAAGTTTACCGGTTTCTGTTTTGAACTCGATGAAAACAGTTTTACCGTTTTCGAGTAAACAAAATCGATCCGGTAAGCCCTTTTGTGAGTCGGCTTTTAATTTTAAGCAAACTACTTTGTTTGCCTTGCACCAACGTACAAATGCCAATTCGATACGCGTTTCTGGATTCATCTTTCCCCATCCATAGCAAAATGCTTAAAACGGTTAGTAACTTCACCGTTGCATTTAATAGCATCAGTCCATACAACGCTAGGAGGTAAAATAGAAATGTCATTTTCGATACCTTTTTGCTTCGAAGCCTTCGGTCGAAATTGGGAAATCAGAAGCCCATTTTGGGGCTTGAGACATTAGCGTTTCCATTTCACGTATATTGAATCTTGGATGGTCAGGTACTTCGCAAACAATTTCGTCGTGAACGTGGAAAATTACTTCGTAGCCCCTGGATTCCAGATTAGCACAAGCTTGGACAAGCAAATCGCGGCAAATCGCTTGAACGATGTTCTCTACAAGTTTTCCACCATACGTTTGCTCTCGGCGAAACTTGTAGGTTTGCGAATCGAGCCCCATGAAGTTGATTTGATCGTTGCCAAAATTCCCTTGGCATAGATCGGGATCGTAGTAGCAAATCTCTCGCCCGCTAGGCAAACGGCAAACCAGAAAATCGTCCTTGACGTAATAGCAAACCTTTTTGTTTGCCGCGTAATGCTGACCAGAAAATTTAACCGCGTTGACTGCTGCTTTTTCAATATCTGCCCATAAGTTTTTTATCTTCGCGTATCGCGTTCGGTAAGCGTGGATAACTTGTTCGCAAAACTCCAATTGCAACGTCACTCCGTAGCTTTCGCATTGCTCCTTGAAGCGTTTGGCTCCCATGCCGTAACCGCATCCCAAGATCGCTTGTTTTCCAACGAATCGTTGATCCTTCGTTACCGAACTAATAGGTGTTTTGTAGATATTTTCGCCGGCAAACTGCACGTAAATATCTTGCTTTTGTCGGAATGCTTCAACTAAATCCGTTTGCCCTGCAAGCCAAGCGACTCCTCGGGCTTCGATGCCGGCGAAATCACAAACCAACAATTTGTTGCCCTTATAGGCACAAATCGCCGAACGTATTAAAGAGCTTAGGATATCCCCAACGTCTTCACCAAGCATTTCACAAGCTTCAGCAAATCCGGCAGGATCGGATTTAAGCGTGTTGATCCAATCTTCGATAGCAGACTCTTTCAAAACGCCTCGTTTGATGTTTTGGAATTGAACCAAAGCCCCTGCCCACCTGCCAGTGCTCGCCCCATGATAGATATGGCATCCCCGGACGCGGTTATCCGACTCTACGCAGTCGAGCATTTTCGAGTATTTAGCGATACTCGTTTTGGCAGTTTTACGCCGGATCGAAAGAAGCTCTCTTGCCGTAGGATGCAAATTATCGGCTTCAAGCGTTTTATCGATACACGCTGCAGTTGCATCGGCAATGCCAAGGTCAAACTTATGGTTCACGTATCTAACAATCGCAACGTTTTGGGTGTACGAAGTAATTTCGTTATCGGTTAAAGCAGTTATCCGTTTGTTTTGCTGCTCGCAATATCCACTCCAACATTCAATTGCTGCTTTACATAATTCAACATCGACGGGTACGCCGCTACTGTTGACCCGAAAATCCCAGATGAACGCGGCTTGTTCTTGAGCTATCAAAGAACCTACTTTTTCGTAAAGAGCTTCTTCTGCAAAAACGTCTTGGCAGCAGTATTCAACCACTTCCTGCATCGCTTCAGGGGTCGCCGGCAAAAATTCGGGTAAACCAAATTCATCGATCCCCGTAGGCTTGGAAAGCCTAAGCATTGCCTTTTGCCCATCTTTTGATTTCTGAACCGCCAAATTCAATGCGTCCCCCGCCATATCCAAGGCTCTTGGCAATCCTTTAGCAGCGGCAGCGGCAGCAGTACATCGCCACCGATTTGCATGAACAACAGGAAACCCCATTTCCACCATGAGGCGGAACCAAACCAACATTTCAAATTGGGCGTTGTGGGCATGGAACAAAATGTTTGTGTCGTTGGCGATGGCCTTCAAACGTTTGATTGGCCCTTCGTAACCGGCAGGATTTTGGAAATCGATATAATCGCAATCTTTGTATAAATCGCCAACAAATTTCCAAGCCACGCAGAGAACTTCAGCCCCATTCATGTATTTAAACATCCCAACGTCTTTGATATTGTGCGGGGATCGAGTTTCAAAATCTATAATTATGCTTTTTGACATATACAATCCAATAAAAAACCCCCTGGAATCGAAATTGCAGGGGGTAATGAAAAAACCGACGAAAAGAAACAGATTACTTTGAGCCTTCAATCTCTTTGACAAAAAAGACGAACGCATCGGACATAGTAAATTTCTCTTGCTCGATACCTGTTCGAATTGCTTCGAACAGGCTCTTGCAAACCCGCGATGTTTCCGCCGCGTTGATCTTTGTACCTTTGGTGTCGGCAATTTTCGACGCTGCGGCAAAAATCTCGTTTTTCTTCAGCATTAGAATCCAAAGTCCCCATCTTGAGTTGCGACAACATCGAAGTCATGTTCGGCAGAGGTGCGGTTGTCGAACGCATCCCCCTCGCCGGTTTTCTGGATGTTGCAAAGGCCAAATGCAACTCCGCAATTTCCGCCTTTTTGATAAGCGTAAATTGTGTAACTGACGCGTGCAAAACAGCCTGGATAGAACTGCCCGCTAGCAGCAGTAATAACGCGTTTATCAGGGCCAACGATCTGCGGGGGCCGATCTGCCGCACACTGGAAACGGATGAAAACCTTGCCCTTATATTCTTCACCCTTGCCCGATTCCTCGAATTTTTCATCGCCGGAACGGAAAGGGTTTCGAAGATTCTTCGGGGCTCCATTAGGCCATTTTTCTTTGACCGCGTTAGATGCCAAACGTTTCATCTCTTCTAAACCTGGATCGTTTTTGTCAAAGAGCAAAGTTATCTGAAATTTGGGCTCATTTTGCTCGTATTGGTTAGGCTCAAAAACGTTAGGATAAGAAACGCGACCGATAGGGGAAATGTTAGCCATATTGCTAGATTACCTTTTTACCAAATAGAATCGAAACTGTTGTCACTAAAAACATCTAAATTTACGGGTTCACCTTTTTCACTTGCCGGCACGACTCGCAAACCCGTTTCCCGTCTCTTTGTGAGGGAATCAATCGTGCCTACGCCCAACAACTTTTCAGCTTTTGCCGGCGAAATAAATTCGGACTCCATGTAATCCGATTCCTGCAAACCAGCGTTTTGGAAAAATGATTTTAATTCTTCATCGGACACCCCCCATGATCTATTACTGAATGCTTTTACGGCTTTCATTTCCGGTATTTTTGTACCTTGTTGCATAAGCCATAACAGCGTAGGACGTACCTCTTCAAGAACGGATTTGATTGCTGAACTCATTCGGTCTAATTCCAGCAACCACCCCACTTGATCTTCAATTACCTTTTCATCTTTTGTCGTTCGAATGACTTCAAATTCTGTTTGTGCTGCTTGAAAAGCAACATCACGAATTGCAGGACACAAGAGCTTCGCTGGACACCATCGGCAATGATCGCCCGTTACCAAATCATTCTTGGCAATCGCATTTTGCAATTCGGTTTCCCAAATCAGAATCTCTTCAACAGAGCACTCCCAAGTTCGAATTGGCTCTTGGCAATCTTTGGCCCTTGGCTGAACAATCGACATAACCACTTTTTCAATACCGATATTGGCATGATTGGATAAGCAAATTGCCGCGTAGCTCATTAGTTGTCGATTTTTCTTTTCGCTAACAAATACGCCGGCCCCATGCTTGTAGTCCACAATATGCAAGACTTTTTTGCTGTCTTCTTCATAGATGCAAAAAAAGTCTACCGTCCCGCCAAACCCCGAAATGGTGGCGTGTTCGCTTCGGTATTCCACGGCATAGTCCACCACCAAATTGGAATACAGAATGGATCGGCAAAACTGAACGTAGTGCGTTATTGCTTCAACTATTTCAGGGCTATCGTGTTTTGGAGCCTCACCGGTTCGCAACGCAATCTCACCCACCGAATGAGCCAAAGTGCCTTCGTCGGCATACTTGCTTGATTTGCTCGGCACACCATCGCTTAACCGTAAAGAACCTGGGCATTTCTCAATACGGCTAGTTGCACTCGGGCTAATTCGGTAGTGAAATTTTTCGTCGCTCATTTCAGCTTTTCCATCACCTTCGCGTAGTTATCAGGTTGAATTTCCGTTGCTTTTTGTACGCCGAATTCGGCAAGCACTTTTCGGCAATGGTCAACACCCTTGCTAGCAACCGCAACCTGGAATGCTTTCTTAAAATCTTCCAAAGTTACTTGGGGTGATGGTTCATCGAAACCGATATCCACGATAGGCGGTTCGGGTTTAGGTTCTTCTTTTACCGGTTCCGGTTTCTTCTCAACCACTTTTTCCTTCGGTGGTCGCCCCCTTCCGCGTGACTGGGTTAGCTCACCCACGGTTTCTACGGCTTCTGTTGTTGCCGATACTTCCGTTTTCAAAGATGCCCCAAGCAATTCCGCGATTTGCTTTTGCAAATCTTCTCTGCTTTCAAACTCAATTTCGATCTTCATTCATTTTCCCCCAAACAGGATTACCACGACGAACATTCTTCACTAAAGCGGCAAACGACTCCGCTTTCTCCTCCGCGATGAAATATCTATTCCCAACCAAAACGAAAACCCCTTGGGCGGCTTTTCGTCCCCGCCACCGGTAAACCGTTGATCGATTCACCTTAAACTTTTTGCAAAAATCGGGAATGGATATCACGTTCATGCAGGGATTTTACACAATTGGGAAATAAATCTCAATAGGGATCGTCGAAAAAGTTTGTCGATCTTGAAAAATTTTGTTAGATTTGTTGTTTTCCTGGGGGTTTTATGAATTCAATAATGAAAATTTTAGGGTCGGAAGAGTTTTGGAAAAGTATTGGTAAATCATTTTTGATTGCCTTTTCCTCTTTCCTTCTGACGTTTGCAACTTCCGTATTGATACCTTCGCTGGAATCGCAAGGCCCTGTTATGGCGGCTGTTGCTAGTCTTCTCGGGGTTGTGGTCAATGCGATACAAAAAGGTGCTAGGTTAAAATAATGTTGACGAAACTTTGGAAATTAAGAGCCTACAAACTTGCACGTTTTGCGTTCATCCGGTCGGGCAAGGATAAAGACAAAGCCGAATCAATCGTTCGGGCTGAAGCGGGCAAGTTGGGTATCAACCCTATCCTAATGTCCCTACTACTTCAATTGGCGATGTTCTTTATCCAACAATGGTTAGATGGTGGAGTCGATACCCCACCGGATATTGTTGATGAAGACGCGATGCCGGATATCGAGCTATGAACGAAGTTGCTGGTTACATTTTACTTTCAGGTGGTGCTTTGGTTGCGGCATACCAGATTTTCCAATGGTTTGCCGCACGAAAGGCTAATCAACCACAATCCGTTGCGGTTGAAGTAGACCCGGCGGATTTCATTGGGTCGATTGCCAAATTGATTTCACAAACGGAACTTGAAGATTGCAAAGATCATTTGCGGAAAGCCGGCCAATCCTATGTCGCAAATCTCGGCACAAAAAAAGCCTAAAGCCCTTTGGTTGGCTCCTCTGTTGATGATTGCCGGCGGTTTGTTGCTGATTAAAACCGATTGGCAAATAGACTTCTTTACGCAGAAGAATCCAGACGGTTGGCTGATTTTTGTGGAAGAATTCGATGAACGAGGTGGTGAAGCCTACTCCGGATATAATTCTGTTATCAACAATCCTCAGTGGCGGGAATCGCTGCGAAAGAATGGAGTCAATTTTCGAATTTATGATGAGGAGCAGAAGGAAGCCGAAAGTTTTTTAAAAGTAGTCGGCAATACACGCCCCGCCTATGTCGTTGGTTTTCCAACAACCGGTGGGCAGGACGTAAAACTGAAAGTGGTCGATTTTGGCCCCGCACCTTCTACTATAGAAGATGCCAATGCAATCATTTCAAAATGGATTAAATGATGTACGAGATTCTTGGGCATTATCACACTGGTTTATTGCTTCCTGAAAAACGTGTTTCGTTCGCTTGTCAATCGTATGCGTCAAAATACGTTATCAAAAAAGATGACGTTATTGCTCGCCTAAAGGCGAAGTGGCGGGCAAGAGATTTGTTTGGTGATAAATGGGTTCGCAATCAAGGTAATCGTGGCTCATGTAACGGATATGCTTGTGCTGGATCGCTAAGTCGAATTATCTATTTAAGTGGGCTTCCCGAAGTTCATTTATCCGGTGAATTTGTTTATGCCAATATCAATGGTGGATTGGATCGAGGCTCCACGCTTGATGATGGAATGCGGTTCTTAATGTCTCATGGGGCTTGCCGTGAAGAGTTTGTTCAGCATGAAACTTATCTTCTGAATCGTATTTCGGAAGAAGCTAAACAAGATGCCAAAAATTTCATCGCTCACGAATGCTTGGAAGCGAAAACGGAATTGGAACTTGCCGATGGACTTAGCAACGGGTTTATTGCTGTTGTTGCCGTTCACGCTTCGCAAAGTTATTCCCGCTTAGATTCCAACGGCATTGCCGGCGAATCCAATGGAGTCGGAAACCATTCAGTTTCCGTCGATGATTGTATTTGGGATGGGAACCGTTTCGTCTTTGACCAACCACAAACTTGGGGTATAAACTGGGGGGACGGGGGTAGGTGTCGTTTGACTTGGGATCGGCATTTACGAAAGACGGTGCAATATCACCAGTTTTTCCTTATTCGAGGTGTTTCGGATAGGGTTGATGGTTTATTTAGTGTGGCTTAAAGGTGTATTATGAAACGGATGACGCTTTTGTTGGTTGCAGTTTCTTTGGTGGTTATTGGTAGTGGAGCTTCAGCCCAAGATTGCAAAAATGGTGTATGCAATTTGCCGGCTGAAGTTGTGCAAACGGCTGAAGTTGTTGTGAAGGCTCCCGTTGCCGTTGCTAAGGCCCCTATCAATTTCACTAAACAGATTAGAACCAAAAAGCCATTGCGTACATTTTTCCGAAGACTGTTTCGTTAAGGTGTGAAATGGATTTGATCGTATCGCTTTGCAGTAGCCTCGGCATAACGGGCTGTTTAATTTGGTATTTATACCATAATACTGCGATTCTCATTCCAAGGTTGACGGATAAACATTCGTCAACAATGGAAAAAATCACTGACAAATTTTCTGATACGCTTCGTGAAGAACGTGAATTCAGGAGAAGTGAATTAGACGATTTAAAAATGTTTATTAAAGCCGAAGGTTGTAGGCATACGGGGAACAGACAATGATCGATCTTTCCAAACTTACGCAAGAACAACTCTGGGGTTTGCAGTTTGTTGTACTGCAAGCCAACGCACCTATCCAGGCAGCAAACGAAGCCCTGCCGGAAGGTGAAGAACCTAAGCCACTATTCACCGATGCAAGCTACGCTGAAATGATCTTCAAGTCAGCTTGCGATTCGTACTACCAGCAACTTGTTGAACACAAAAAGAAGTCTGCTTTGCAGATGTTTGATTCTCTAACGCCGGAACAACAAGCGGCACTTGTTCAGCAACTTCAGATTCCAGACGTATTGCCTCAATAGGTATTAAGCTATGTCGCTTGGCGTTATCTCTCCGATCCGCAATAAAGGTCTGTACTCTGATTGGCTGTCTGCTGCACCGCTGGCTACATCGATGCTGACTATCGATACCAGTGGTAACGTAGGTAGCCAAGCTATTCCTGTTGCGGCATGGGGGAGTATCACCGGAACGCTAAGCAGTCAAACCGATTTGCAAAATGCTTTGAATGCCAAGTTGTCGTTGTCTGGTGGGACGATGACGGGGGCTTTAAGTGGGACAAGTGCTACGTTTAGCAGTACCGTAACCATTCCAGCTATCACTGGCTCTAGCAATCTTATCTACGTTGCACAAAACCAAACATTTAGTTGGGAGTATGACTCAACCAATACCAATCCAGCACTGCGATTTACTTGGGGTGGTGCTGCTACAACTCTTTGGGGTAGTAGTTCAGCAGTCAACATATCTGTTCAAGGCACTAACGGTTTTCGAGTAGCGGCAGGAACAACCAATTTAGCCGGAACGCTTGGTCTGGGATCTGTATCGTCACCAACTGCATTCCTGCGTTCAGATGGTAGTAATACCATAGACATTCGTAATAGCACCAACGCTCAACGCCTTAACCTTTATGGAACCTACACGGACGCAAGTAATTATCGACGAGTATTTTTATCTTCTACTACCGCAGGTGAATTTAGACTTGGTGTAGATGGTGCTGGTACTGGTGCGACTGGAAACCGACTCAGATTTTCTTCAGGAGATTACGATAACACTAGTTACGCAATCTCTGTATTTGATACAACAAGATCATTTTTAGCATTTGGGCAGCAGACATATAGCGGATCACCTGTCTGGTCTTTTCGTGCAGGTAATGGTCATATTATGCTAGCTGATGCTGATAATGGTTGCAGTATTTTAGCTAGTGGACAAAATAGTTTTGCAGGAAATTTAAGTTTAGCATGGGGAACAAGTGGTAGCGTAATCAATTACAAGTGTGTTTTTGGTTTCCGCAATACTGATGCGTATTTAGCAGTCCCATTAGCATTTGGTAGACAGGGTACATCGGGGGGAGTTTCTAACACCCATGAAGGGGCTTGGGTATATGGTGAAGCTACAGATGTTCTTGCCCTTCGTCGTAGCACCAACGCTCAACGCTTTAACCTTTACGGCACTTATACCGATGCTTCTAACTATCGACGACTCTACCTATCCAGCACTACAGCAGGTGCGTTTACTCTTGGCGTAGAGGGTGCAGGAACGGGTGCGAGTGGGAATACGCTTACGGTTGCTAACGATCTAAATATTTCTGGTTTGCAGATTACGCTAGGTGACTCTACTCATTGGCTCTATAATAGCGTCGGTACTGGCTTCGGGTTAATGTTTAGTGGATTTGGAAGCAAATTAACTTTTAATGGCAATTTTATATTAACAGGTCGTTATACTAACCACGAACTGTATGTAGGACATCAAAACGCCAGAATAATATATGGTACACAATCGTATACAAACACTGATACTAATAGAGTTATTGTGCAAGCGGTAGATGGGTTGCATATTAGAAATACGCCAGCAACAACAAGTGCAACGGCGTTTTTGTACAACACCTTCACCGATGCCAGCAACTACATCCGTCAATCACTCTCTTTCACCACCTATTCATCCACTGTCCATGCACAGCTAGCAGCACAAGGTGCTGGCACTGGAGCAGTCAACGTACCGTTTGTGATTACGCCAAGGGGAACAGGTGCGTTTATCGTTGGGCCAATGCCTGATGGTACTGCAACAGGCGGGAATGCTAGGGGTGCCGGTGCCGTTGATATACAAACTGAAAGAAATGCTGCGACTCAAGTTGCTAGTAATAGTTATTTGATAGCAATTGGTTCTAGGTGTACTGCAACGGGGAATAGTTCCGGTGGTACAGTTGCAATTGGCAGAAACGTAAACGTATCTGATTCCCTTGGTGGAGCTTTTGGTGCGGGTCTTAATACAACTGTAACAGGCTATAGAGGCGTAGCTATCGGAGCAGGTGCAACTGCCGGTGCTGATAGTATTGCTATTGGAACCGGCAGTTACGCAAGCAACAATAATGCAATTTGCATTGCAGGTTCCACTAGTAGATGGAATGGTACAACTTACTGGAAATTGGAAAACAAACCTATCGCTCAAAGTTACCTTAATTCTTTATCAGGATCAGGTTTTCTTTCCACAACTCCAACAATAAGAACAACAAATAGTTCATCGCAAATCCTAGATGTATCAATCACATCATCGTTTATTGCATCAAGACAAAGACATCGTGGTGCTATTATTTATGCTAAATTTTCAGTTTTTGCTGTTAGATCAGATGGTGCTATAAATAAATATGATCGTCGTGTTGTGATAAAAGATGTTGCCAGTCTTGATGGAACAACTTCTACATTAAGTATATTAGCAACAGATACTATTGGTACTGATATAACAGAAATAAGTGGAGCAAGTATAAGCATTGTTGCTAACTCTGGAAGTAAAACACTCCAAATAAATGTAACTGGTGAGCCTTCATATGTTGTAACAGGTAATTCAACAACTGATGTTTTAACTGCTGTTGGTCATCCGTTTGCAAACAATGATATTGTCGTCTTTACAGCGATAACTGGTGGTGCTGGTTTATCGACAAACATAAATGGAGTGTATTATGAACCGCAATATAAAGTAATCAATGTTTCTGGAAACGACTTCCAATTGACAGCGGTTGGTTCTGGAACCACCCCTATAAATTTTACAACAGATATAACCGCCGGAACAATATGTAGGCCAATTGTTTGGTCATCAGAAGGTGCTGAGTTTCATGTAATTGCAGGTGGATACTAGGAGTTTTTATGTCTGAACTTGTTTTGAAATTGTCGAAGGCCCAAGTCGAAGTTGTACTAAAGTCTCTCAACCAAGTTTGTCAGGGAGTCGAAGCGGCAAGTGTTATCCTGCCAGTCTTCGCTGAAATCCAGAAGCAAACCAATGAGCAACTTGAACCCAAGCAAGGTGAGTAACCGTGGCAAACAAAACCGTTGTTTTCAACAATCAAGTGTATGCAGGAACGGCAGGACTAACGCTCTTGCTTATTTCACCGACTGATGGAAGCATTGGCAACGGTGCTGGTGATACGTTGACTGCTGGAAGCAACGGTTTGTTTTCGTGTATTGTCACGGAGAACATCACTGGCTGGTGGCATGTCGTGGTAAAGAACGGGGCAACTGCGATCCTTGAAGGTGGGCAGGTGTATTTTCAAAGTAATACGCTTGGCACATATTACGTTGATGGGTTTTTTAATGCTGGTTCGTCAACGTGGGATACGCCGTATGCAAGCCATAAACTAGCAAGCACGTTTGGTAAGCTCATGGATTTGCTACGCAAAGCAAACATGGCTGTTGAAGCAACAGTGCTTGCAAGTCCAATACCAACCACAACGACTTTTAATGTCTCGGGTCTTAATTATCCAACTGGTGCTTTTGAACATGCTGTTTTGTTCTTCGCTGATGATAGTTCGCTAGCCGAGCAGAACTCACCGATCCTGACGTTCGTCAACAACGGCAACGGAACCCAAACGATTGTTCTGGAAGAAGCCAGAACGGCAGCACCAGTTGCAGGTGATACAGTGCTCATCGATGCGACGAGTCACGTTCATGCAATTGCGGATATACAAGCCGGCATACCTCAAGCCGTTGAAACACAATTGCAAGATGATTTTAGCGAAATTCTCGATGCTGTAGAGAACATTCAAGTAGACAATCAAGCAATTGCCGAAGCCGTTGAAGCACAATTGCAAGATGATTTTGCTGCGATCAACTTGGATGAAGAATCCGTGGCAATTTTGGTTTACGAAAAATTGGTCAACTCTTCTGTTGCTCGATCTTCTTTACCGGTTGTTAGCACTGGTATCGACGCGATCAAGTACGCCGATTTCAATTTGGATATCCAAGTTGGCACTTCGGCAACTTCAACACTTGTTGTTTCCATCGGTTGTGAAAACCATACCTACCCGAACATCGAAGTATCGAGTGATTCGGGATTGATACGATTAAATAACCAAGCCACGTTCGATTCAAACTGGGGAAGTGTTACCAGGGAAAGCCCGACCCAAGTAGCATTTCGTTTATCGGTCAATGCTCTCAAACTTCTTTCCGCCGGCGAATACTTGCTTGAGTTACGCGAATTAACCGATGATGACGAAGTTCTTTCGAAGAAAGAGTATTCCATGTTTTTACGTTCGGGTGTAGGTCGAATCATTGAGTGAAACCCTAGAAGCCTATCAACGTAGGAAAGAACGGGAGCGAAAACGGCAAGCGGTACAGAGTGCCGAAGGTCGCGATATCGCCCCCATTCCCGAATGCGGAGATGACGATTTACGCCAAACCGTTGTGGAATCTTTAAAAGCATTTTGTGAAATATGCTTTCCTAGACGGTTTCGTTTAGCGTGGTCAGACGATCACATTTTTGCCATTCGTGAAATCGAGGATTCGATTCGCAACGGTTCAACGTTTGCTCTTGCCATGCCCCGAGGGCATGGCAAAACAGCCCTTGCCGTAGTTGCGTGTTTATGGGCCGTTCTAAGTGGGCATAATCGCTACGTGGTGCTTATTGGTGCGGATAAGAAAAAGGCTTCACGTTTGCTAGCCAATTTGAAACGCGATCTTGAAACTAACGAAATGCTTCATTGGCTATTCCCTGAAGTCACCCACCCTATCCGCAAACTGGAAGGAAAGGGGCAAAAGTCGCATGGGCAAATCTGTAACGGCAAACAAACCCATATCGAATGGACGGGATCGCAAATCGTTTTAGCTACTATACCCGGTCGCCGTGACGCGGCGATCTTTGAAGTCTTCGGGCTTCAAGGTGGTATCCGTGGTTGCCAATACACAACTCCCGATGGAGAACTTATACGCCCCGATCTATTCATCCTCGATGACCCTCAAACGGATAAATCTGCTGCATCCGATTCACAGACAGATACCCGAATGGAACTTGTCAACGGGGCCGTTATGGGCCTTGCCGGCCCAGATGAGTCCATTGCCGGTTTTGCCCTGGTAACGGTTATCAAAAAAGGGGATTTGGCCGATCAACTTTTAGACAACGAAGCCAATCCCGAATGGAGAGGATATCGTTGCAAATTGATTTATGATTTTCCAACCAATCAAGCCTTGTGGGAGCAGTATTTTTCCATTCGTTCCGATGATGGTTTTATGGCGGCGACTAAATTTTACCACGATAACCGTTTGGCGATGGATGATGGGGCTGTTGTGTCATGGGAGCAGCGATACCGAAAAAAGCGTGGTGAGTTATCCGCAATCCAACATGCAATGGAATTGAAACATCGGTATCCAGCAACGTTTGATGCAGAATACCAAAACGAACCACAAACCGAAACGCTATCTTTAGATTTGCTTGAATCAAGCGATATTATGAAAAAGGTATCGGGATTTATCCAAGGGGATTGTCCCCCCTATGCTGATACCCTAACCGCCTTTATCGACGTTCAAGGCGAATTGCTATTTTGGAAAATTATCGCTTTCAATAGTGAATCTTTTGACTGCTGGCTTGTTGATTACGGCACTGTACCGGAACAACCCCAATCCAATTTCACGCTACGAAATGCCCGCGTTAAATTATCTAAGAAGTATCCGAAACTCGGCTTGGAGGGGAAAATACGAAAAGCATTATGGGATTTACTTACCATCATTGGGCAACGTGTTTTTCCAGTTGGAACAAGCGGCAGGACTCAAAAAGTAAAAGCTATTGGGATCGATGCCGCATGGGGGCCTGTTACGCAAACCATTCAATCCGTTTGCCTAGAACATCCGTTAAACGCAATTTTAATGCCATGTTTCGGACGCGGCTTAAAAGCTTCCGACAAGCCGATGGAAGAGTGGCAAAAGAAGCCGGGAGAACGGAAGGGGAATAATTGGATCGTTCGACCAACTGAAGGCGGTGGTAGGCATATGATCTACAACACAAACTATTGGAAGACGTTTTTTCATGCTAGGCTATCTACTGCAATTGGGGATAAAGGCTCTTACGTTTTATTCAAGCCTCGATTTGCCGGTCAGCACAAACTGATTTCAGAGCATTATCGAGTTGAGAAACCGGTACGCGATCCAAGTGGGAATGGAAAAGAAATAGATATTTGGAAGCTTCCCATAAGCAAGCCCGATCAACATTATTTTGACGCAGCGGTTGGATGTTTTATGTTGGCTTCGGCTTGTGGGGCTAAACTCAAAGAAGCTATGTTTGCCCCAAAAAGGCAACCTAGCCAAAAGAAACTGCGAAGGAAAACGGAACTCAAGATATGACCCGAAAAGGCATTCCCAATCGCAAATACGACCAAGCAGACGTTATATTGTCACGCTGTAAAAAGTGTGGTAGTACGGAACGTACCGGATATCGTTCCATGCACGAAACCAAAATTTCCCAAGATATTAAGGGTAATCCCGCTACTCATGTTGTATGGCGGGCATGTTGCTGTAAAAATTGTGGTCAGCATCGCCGCGATATGTTTTACGAAAATCGCATTTTGGAAAGTGGGATAGATAAAACCACTTTTAAACAATCTAGCAACGATTCGGAAATTGGCTTGGAGTAGTATATCGTTATGACACCGAACGAAATCCGACAAAAAATTGAACGGCTCCAAGCAATCCTCAACCTTGGCGTGTCGAACGTCAATGTCGATGGGGTGAACGTTTCCTTCCGCCCCGATCTAATCCAAAAGCAAATTAAGGATTTAGAATCGCAATTGCCAGGGAAGCGACGAAGAGGCGGGGCTTACGGAATTTCTGGATTGGGCAACTAAAAATGAAGTGGCTAGATTCAATCACCAAAAAGTTTGGATGGGATGCCCTTGAGCCCAAGGGGCGTAGGAAATCCGTATTGTCTACGATTACCACCGTGGACAAATCACTATCCGGCAAAAAACGAAACCAACTTGCCGCAAACTCTACCGATCTAGTCCAAAACTTTTCAGTGTTTGCTTGGATGATCCGCCGGCATTTGGATTATGTCTCCAAGTTTCGGTTCCAAGCGAAAACGGTTGATAAAGCGTTTAACGTCGAACTCGAAAAATGGATGGAAAAAATATCGCGTCCTGATTACATGGATGTATCAGGACGTTTTGGAAGGGAAAAATTTTTCCGGCATATCGAGGCTAGACGTTGCATTGATGGGGACGTTGGCATTTTGTTTTTGCGGGACGGTCGTTGTCAGAGTATCCAACAAGACTTGATTTCTGATCCTGCCGAAGATGATGTTTTGGACGGGGAACAATGGGTTGCGGGTGTCCGATCTAACGGTTTTGGGCGACCGTTAGAATACTCGTTGCACAAAAGAAATCCGACTGGTTCTGGTTCGGTTTTCTCTAAACGGGTCAACGCTCGCAACCTATATCTTTATGGGTTTTTTGATAAAGCAAGTACCGAGCAAAAACGTGGTGTAAGTCCGGTCGTTGCATCATTAAACCCTTTAAGAGATTTGTACGAAAACTTTGATTACTCACTTATCAAATCAAAGGTTTCGCAGCTATTTCTTATGGCGATTATGCGGGAAGCGGAAGCAAGCCCGATGGAAGAAATGTTTGGCGATCCAAACAATACCAATCCAAGCGAAAGTGGGCATTTAGAAGATTGCCCTGTTAAAGAACAAGAACCACGGAAGATTGACCTTTCTAACGGCCCTTCAGTTTTAGACCTAGACGTTGGCGAAAAAATAGACGTTATTGAATCAAAAAATCCTTCTAATGAGTTGCAAACATTTTCGCGTTTAATGATTATGGTTTCGTTGAAAGCTTTAGATATACCCTATAGCTTCTTTGACGAATCGCATACCAACTACAGCGGTAGTCGTGGTAGTTGGTTGCAATATGATCGATCTTGCATGGATAAGCGGGACGATCAAATTGAATTACGCCGAAGATGGACGATTTTTAGATTGACGCAAGGTATCTTAGACGGTGAAATAACATTGCCTTCGGGTTTCACTATCGAAGATGCTTTATTTGAATGGGTTCCTATTGGTACTCCTTGGTTTGATAACTCTAAGGAAATCAAAGGCGATCTATCCGCAATTGCAAGCGGTTTAGATTCACCTATTCGAATCACTAAAGAACGTGGGCGAGGTGATATTTTCCAAAATATCAATGAGCTTGCCGAAGTAATGAAACATGCCGAAGACGTTGGAAAACAAGTTTTAGGCCGGCCAATCATTTTATCGTTTGATCCTGTTGGTGCTCCCGAACCCAATACTGTAGTAGAAGTAGATAATGACGACACCGAAACCGATGCCGATTCCACTTGATAAGCTTTCTAAACCGCCGGCAGATGCTTTCGTATTAACTGCGAAACTTATGTCCAACGATCAAGAAGGCGAATCCCATAACGTCGAGCTTTTGGCTAGAACGCCAAACCCGCTTTACCATTGGTGGTGGGGAAATATCGTTCACGATATGGAAGGTTTCTTCAAGCACAAAGATACCATCACCCTCGATTGGAATCACAACAACGATGTTTTGGTGGGGTATGCGGATAAGCAAGAAACCACCGAAGAAGGTTTGATGTTATCGGGCAAGTTGATTTCCTTGGAAAAGGGCGATCAAGCCGACAAAATCATCCAGTGGAAAAAGCATGGTGTACCCCTGGAAGCTTCTATCTATTTTGACGAAGCCGAAATGGAATACATTCCTGAAGACACAACTACTTTGGTCAACAATCAACAATTTGCAGGCCCTGGTGTTGTGGTGCGAAAATGGACAATTCGCGGTTGTGCGATCTGTCCATATGGTTATGACGGGAAGACGGAAACGAGAATGTCCCGTCAATTCAATTTCTCTTTTAAAGGTGACATTCCAGTGTCAAAAACTGAAAATACCGAAGAACAGACGAAACCAGCGGTTTTGTCCACTCCTGAACCTTCAACCGAAGATGCTTTGGCCTTGGTTCGCAACGAACTGAAGAAGTTCACCGAGAGCTTTGGCGATGCTGTAGGGGCAAATCTTTTCCAAAAAGGTTTGTCGTTTACAGATGCCCAAAGTGAATTTATCAAGCAATTGAAATCCGATATCGAATCGAAGAATCAAGAGCTTGCCAATCTTCAAACCCAATTGTCGGCATTTCGCAATTCGCTTGGTGAATCCGGCGGGTTGGAAACGACCAACAAGGGTGAGGGCAAACGCAAATTTGCTTCGAATATGACTGAAGCTCGCCAAGCCCGACAATAAGTTTTTCCGTTCCGTGATTTTGTTTTTCCAACTACAAAGATAAAGGGTTTTTCGATATGGCGGATACATTAACAACTGCCGCACAACTTTTGAAATTGGCTGATGCCAATTTGGCTCCTGATTTTGCAAACGATTTGCTTCAGGACGCTCCGTTGATTCGGGCTTTATCGGCTGTTTACGCAAACGCTTCGCAAGGTACTCAGCACAAGTATCTCAAAGATACTGCTGCTGCCTCCGCTGGCTTTCGTCCAGTCAATACTGGCTTGGATTACACCGCCTCTGACCAAACTTTGGTTACGCTTGATTTGAAGACCATTTCCGCCAACCCCCGCGTGGACAAGCAGATTGCCGATGCCTACCCATCGGGAGCAGAAGCTTTCATGGACTTCGAAGGAACTCGGGCATTGCGATCCGCGTTCCGCAACTTGGAGCTTCAATTGGTTTCCGGTACGGGCAATGATGCGAACGGCTTTGCCGGTATTATGTCCAGCACTTACACCAACGGTCTAACCGATCCAATGGTGTACAATGCTGCTGGTGCTTCGGCTCGATCTAGCGTTTGGCTTATCCGTTTGGGATCGGAAGACGTTGAATTGGTGCTAGGACGCAACGGCAACATTGACGTTGGGGAAACCTTTACCCAATTGATTCCTGACGCAACCGGCAAACTGATGCCAGTTTACGCACGCGTTCAGGAAGGGTTGATCGGTTTGAAGCTTGGTGGAGCATATTCCATCGGTCGTATTTGCAATCTCGCTTCGGGTGCTTTGACCGATGATATGATCTACGAAGCTTTGGCCTTGTTCCCTGCATCACGTATGCCAAACTTGATCGTGATGAATGCCCGAAGCCGCAAAGACCTTCGTGCAAGCCGTACCGCAACGAACGCTACCGGTGCTCCCGCACCGATGCCGACCGAAGTTGACGGTATTCCGATCTTGCAGACCGATGCAATTGGCAACGCAGAAACCGCAGTAGCGTAACCTTATGTCGTCTTCGCCGCTTGATGGATTGATTGGATTGGCCTTGAGAGAGGCTTGGCTTGTAGTCAAGTCTCTTCACGGCATTCGCGTTACCTATTCCGATGGTACGAATACTTTCGATATCACCGGAGTAAAAACGCGATCCAATGCCCAAGCTATCGCCGGCGATGATGTTATTTTGGAATCGAACTCTTGGGATTTTTTATTCGAACCGGCGGATTTGCTGGTAAATGGCGTACCAATCGATCCCTCAAACGGGCATACGATTACCGAACAGGATGGAACCGTTCATCGTCTTATACCAGGAAATTCGTCGGATTTGGTTTTCCGATATAGCGACCAAAACAAAACTTGGTTGCGATGTTACGCAGAACAAATAACATGACCGCACCCATTGTCGATTTGACGATAGCCATTCAAGACGCACTGGAAGATTTGCTAGACAAGTCTTTCGAACGGGCTTACGTCATTTCCAACAGCCAAAAAGATGTACCGTTAGGCAAGTGGTACATTATGAGTGCAGGTGAAACAAATACAAAAATCGGTAATGCTGATTTCGGGCAACTTGATATCTTTTTGGTTTATCAAAAAGGATTGCCGGCATCTACTTCAGCAAACCCCGACCCGATGAGAAATTATGAATTTGTCGATGACTGTTTGGACGAAGTGGAATCGGTAAAAAGACTGTTCAGGGAACCGAACGAAGACGATAATTTGGCAGGGGCTTTAACCTCTTGTGGGGATTATGGAACTCTTGCCGGTTTTTCGTTTGTTTCCTTCACCAATGAACCGATGCTTGATCCAAATCTGTTCCGCGACAATGGCGTGTTTTCTTCAATTATCCGTTTAACTTACAAACCATAAAGGGTTTTATTGATGACCGTAGGAAAGAATTATCCCGTCTATGTCAACGATGGTACTTATTCCTCGCCGGAATGGATTCGTCTTTGCCGAATCAGCGAAGTATCCATTTCACGCAGCAAATCGACCAATGACGTTATGCTTCATTGTTCGGCAAGCAAGAAGAAAGCCATTGGGTACAAAGAAAATTCTGTCACCATGAAATACACGGTTAAGAAGACGACCGCTACCGGCGTTACCGATACCGTGTTCGACATGATTTCTGACAGTTTCGAAAACGACACTGTTCTCGATATGGCATTTATGAACGGGACGTTGACCGCAAGTACAACCCGTCAAGGCTATCGAGGGCCAATGATTTGTACGAAACTGGATCGTTCCCAAGCCGATGAAGAAGCGGTAACATACGATCTTGAATTTGCCGAAGTTGAAGATGAACAAAGTGGCAACATTTGGGATTTCGGCCCTTATCAAGTTGTCACCGGAGCTTAGTTTCAGTTTTTTAGCCAATAGGTCGCCCAAACTATATGACTAGCACAGTAAAAATCGGGGAACACAACTACAAGTTTCTGTTCTTGGTAAGCGATGCCCGCCGCCTAAAAGCGGCAGGCATCGATATTTTTGATGCCAAGAAATACGAAATGTTGTTTTCCAACTTAATGAGTCAATTCGATTTAATTTCTGAATTCTGCTTGCCGCAGATTCAGGCAAACAACACTTCCGTTGAAGACTTCTTGGATTGTCTTGTCAAGGAGGATGGAAAATTCTCTGAAGCAATGGAGGCGATGGTTTCGGGATTGGAAAATTTTTTCCGAAACGTAGGTCAAAACGCAATGCAAACCGTGGTGAAACGGTCGAGGGAGCTAGCGATGTTGGTGGAGGAAAAGAAAACCAAGAAACTGCTCGATCCGAAAGTACAGATAGCAATCGAAAAAGAACTCGAAAGAAAAGAAAGAGAAATAGACATAAATCTAGCTCGGGTAGCATCTGGCGAGATATCTTTGCTTGCGCAGCAATCATCGGAATAGAACCCTGGAACTACACGTATCGAGAACTTGTCTTTTCGGCCAAACAAAGATTAGCGTTTGATTTTGACCGGTCAGCGGTTGTTGTCGCAGCGTTAAGTTCCAAGCCAATTCGTCCTATCGATCTAAATCCATACCGCAAAAAAATGGTAGCCAAAATGTCGGTCGAGGAATTCACTTCTTCGGTATCAAGACGTTATGAATCCATGAAACGCAGGGGTGAAGTAAAAATCGATATGATTCCGATGGATAGAATCAAAAATGACTTGGTTTAAAAACAAAGTACCGAAGTCTTTAAGACCGTTTAAAAACCTCGGTAAAAACTTTCGACCCCATTTGCGAGTCGAAAGATTGTTTTTTGACCGGGCAAAAGTCATTACCATGATCGGCAAAAAGAACGCCGCCGCAATGTCGCGGGTGGGTGCGTTCATTCGCCGAAGGGCTCAAACTCGCATTTTGTTGCGAAGAAAAGGCCCTTCAACCCCTGGAAGCCCACCCCATGTTCATGCACCCGCAGGAGAGAAATTTAAGACCCTACGCAACATCCATTTTGAATACCATAAATACATGGAGCAATTGGTTGTTGGGCCTCATCCCGTAGCCACGAAAGGCAATCGTGCCGTTCTTGCAGCGGGAAATACTGTACCCCAGATTCTTGAATTTGGGGGTGGGGTACAAATCAAAGAAGAGAAGCCCGAAGACACCCCAAACGTAACCTACGAATGGAGGAAAGAAGGGGTTTACAATAACCCGGCAAAAAGGGCGAAGCCTAAGCGTAAAAAGAAATTTGGGGCGAGAAGATCGCCGCCAAGGCGTAAATGGCAGAAGATGAAAAAGTTCAACAAGAACAAGCCTCTTCTAAAAAGAGTACGCCGGGCAAGAATACAAAAACGTCCTTTTATGGCAGTTGCTTTGCGGCAGGAAATCGCAGCGGGTACAATTCCGAAACAATGGGGAAGTCAAGTTTTAGGGGGCTAGTGCTATGTCGGCAACAATGGCGGGAAAAGCATATGTTTTGCTAACCCTTCGGGATAACGTTACACAATCCCTAAAAGCCGCAGAAAAGAAATTTCAAGAATTTGGGACTTCAGTTTCCATATCCTCCGGATTGGCATTTGCCGGTTCGTCGGCAGCTATTGCTTGGCCTTTGAAACTTTCTAGCGATATGGAGCAAGTTACCACAAGCTTCAGAGTCTTTTTGGGGTCAGCGGATAAAGCGACCGCATTGGTAAAAACGCTCGATCAAATATCGATTGAAACACCTTATGAATTAGCGGATTTGGCCGAATCTGCTAGGCTCATGCTTGCATCACGTTTAAGTGATACCCAATTGCCCGATATGCTTGCAATGATTGGCGATATCGCTCAAGGTGACAAAGACGCATTGTATTTGCTTTCAAAAGCGTTTGCCGATTCTACGCAAAAAGGAAAGCTTATGGCTCAAGAGTTAAACCAGTTTCTAAACTCTGGTTTTAACCCGCTTATGATTATGGCAGAAGAGAACGTTAAAAAGTTTGGTGGCACTGTCGATCAACATATGAATTCATTGTATAAACAAATGGAAAACGGGGCTATTTCTGTTTTTGATATTGCCGAAGCGATGCGAATCGCAACGTCTGAAGGTGGACGTTTTCACGGTATGCAAGTGGAACAGGCTCAAACGCTCAAAGGTCTAGTCTCTACTCTTTGGGATTATATCAATCGAGGACTTCGAAGCTTCGGCGATGCACTATTGCCAATCGCCAAAGAATTCGTTCGTATAGGTATTGGAATTACCAATTACATTTCTGCTTTAGGTAATCGGTTTAAGTGGCTTCTTCGTATTGTCGGCATTGCCATTGCTGTTTTTGCCGGCATTATGTTTGTTTTCACTATGATTGGTGGCACTGTATTAACACTTTCTTTTGCTTTCGGAATGCTTGCATCGATCATAGGCGTTGTGTTTTCGCAAACGTTTTTGATCCTCATGGCAGTTGCCGCAGCAATCGGTATCGTTGCCGCGATTGTCTACTATTTCCGAAATGAGATATATGGGCTTGCCAATGCGATGTATATGCTTTGGCAACCGGTTATCGATTCGATGTATGAAATCGGCCAAATTATCAACGATACGATGTATGCGATCATTGAGGCTTTGGGGCAGGGGAAAATCGAAGAAGCCGCACAGATCGCCATGCTTGGTATGCAAGCGATTTTCTGGGAAGGTGTTTCGGGGGCCGCTTTGGCTATCGATTGGTTTTTGGGAGAGATTGGTAGAATTGTCCCCTACTTTGATTATGTCGTTACCGGCATTTCATTGGCGATGGGGAGCATATACGCCGCGATCCTTGCCGGCAGACTCGATTTAGCTTGGAGCATTGTTTCTAATGCAATTCAGCAGCAAATCCAGTTGATGATAAACTTCGTTTCCAACGGTTTTAACGCGGTTCTATTGGGAGTTAAAACATTAGCAACGACAATCAAATTTGCCGTTTTGAATGTTCTAAACACAATGGCATTGGGTTTTGAGATTGCCGTATTCGGCATGAAAAAAAGCTTGCAGTTGCTTGTGGTGGGATTGAAGAAAGCTTTGGATGTTATCGGACAAGGGCAATTGGTTGCTGGAATTGCTGAATCGCTCGATCCGGGTACACTTCAGGAAATTGTGGCTAAACGGAAAAAAATCGGCGACGATTTGGCAAACCAACAACGTAACGAGCAATTTGGCAATGCGATGAATTTTGCCAATAAAGTTGTTGAAAACGAACGGAAGATTGCCGATTTGCGAGAGAAGGGGGCTTGGTTCGCCGATCAAGCACGAAAAGCCCAAGAGGCTTCGGGAATCGAAAACTTCCAAGATAAAGCCCAACAAGCCCGCAAGGATTTGAATAAAGCGATCCAAGCAGTTAAACGACCAGCAGTTGATCCAAAGAATACCAAGAACCCAATTCAACGGGCTAACGATATGCTTTCCCAAGATGCTATGCTTGGTAAGTATATGAAATCCAATGCCAGAGGTACGTTTTCGGCAATTGCTTCCACCTATTTAGGACGCGAAGCAACCGACTATGATAAGCAAACAGCCAAGAATACCAAAGAAACGGCAGATGCCGTTAAGAACATGGGCGTAGTATTCGCATAGGGAAAACATATGGCAATTAAAGTTCGTTGGGTTGCTGCTCACGATGGGGAAGCAGATAAATCCAGTGGTAGGGCTCGATTAGAATTCATCGCTTTTGATACCGATGAAACCCGATACAACAGCAATTCCATTAGCGATTTCGGTTCGCTTGTGAATGATTGCTATTTAGCGGTTTTGTCGGCAAGCCCGCTAACCTTTCAGGGGCTTACAAGGAAATCGATATCCTGGCGGGAAGACGACAACCGTACTAAACGGTTTATCTTCGAAGTCAATTATTCTTGGGCGTTGGAAGAATCGGTTCGAAGGTGGTCGTTTGATACCGCTGGTGGAACATTTCGAATTACCACTTCACTTTTCACCACGGCATACACCAAGCCGGGAGGGTTTGCACCCAATTTTCAAAACGCTATCGAGGTGCGTGACGGTAAACCCGAAGGGATCGATATCACAATCCCCGGTTTGAAGCTTACGTGCACGTATCGCCACCCGGTTTCATCGCCAACCGTCAATGCTTCTACGATTGACAACTATATCAAAATGCTTTCCAACCTCACCGGCACAACCAACAATGCAACTTGGTTGACCTATGAACGTGGAG